GGATCTGGAGCGACTTCTAGTAGGTCTGCAGACACTGCAGCTCAACAGCAAAGTCAGTCACCATCTGCAAGTGCATCACAATGGTCTGCTGGAAAATCTTATAATGAAGGTGATCTGGTAAAATCGCCACCATTAGAAGAGGGAGAAGAGTCTGGCGGGCCTCCATACACAATGCGTTCTGGAACTTTGGCAGCTGCCGAAGCACTTGGAATTAGTGCGATTGATCTCGCAACTGTGATGTCATATGAAACTGGTGGTACACTTGACCCTCAAAAAAGAGGGCCTACTACTAAATGGGGTCAACATAGAGGACTTATTCAATTTGGAGAACCGCAGGCAAACCAATATGGCGTAGACTTCAGTACTCCACAGACAGCAATAGACACCCAACTTGGCCCAAGTGGTGCGGTAGTTAAGTATTTGCGAGATAAAGGTGTCAGGCCCGGCATGGGTAGACTAGAAGTTTATTCTGCAATCAATGCTGGTGGTATTGGAGAAAAGTATTATAGTCGTTCAGATACCGCAGCTGGCGGGGCGGCAGGGACTGTTAGAGATAAAGTAAACAATCAGATGGAAGGTCATGAAAGAAACGCCAGACGACTTCTGGCGGGTTCTAATGATAGTACATTTGTTCAACAAAAAACCTTTATTGCGAAAAACTCTGGAACATCTGATACGGATGGCAACGGCCCAACTTCTGCAAGTTTAAAGGATGGTGATATTCTTTGGGAAGTATATGAAGATCCATTACCAGAGGTAGATGATGCAGTGGAAGATGGCAGTGTGGTAGATGTGGATCAGTCTCCATCAACGTTCAATGCAAGCTCTGGAAACTCTTCATATGGACAGGATACATACAACCCACGTTCTATTGTTGAAATGAAAAAAGAAAGTGCAGAAAGTACAGAATTATTTGATGAACCACCAACACCATATGCCGCAGAGTATCCACATAATAAAGTGATATCTACTGAATCTGGGCATCATCAAGAATTTGATGACACGCCGGGGGCAGAAAGAATACATACATATCATAGATCTGGAACATTTGAAGAAATACATCCAGATGGTTCTGTAGTTACAAAGGTTGTTAAGGATAATTATGAAATTATCTTTGGTAATGATAATATTTACGTCAAGGGAACGATTAATGTTGTTGTAGATGCAGATGTAAATATTAGAATAGGTGGTAATGTCGATGCAAAGGTTGGTGGAACAATTGATACTGAATCTGGTGGGAATACCACAATAAAAGCACCAAACATTCATTTAAACCCATAAGAGGAAGTCATGTCAAATTTAAATAGTGCAACAGAAAGACTTGGGATACTACCATCTAAAAGAGATCAATATATTGATTTTGATCTAACGTTTAGGCGAAATCCAGTCAGTGGAGATGTTTTAATCAAAAAAGATATAAGTTCAATAAATCAAAGTATTAAAAATATTTTATTGACTAATAAACTTGAAAAACCATTTCAACCAAGGTTTGGTGGAAATGTTCACAATACTTTATTTGATTTAATGACGAATTGGGATTATAGAGGTTCGCCGCATGACATAAATATGCAAGAAGAGATAAAACTTGCATTAAAAACCCATGAACCAAGGATAGTAGTTTCTGATGTTAATTTTTTCTCTAGGGAAAGAGTTCTGTCATCACTAAAAGGAATAAAGTCAGAAGAAGAAAGAATACGCCAGGCACAGTTAGTAGACAATAATACCTTAGAGATTAGTATAGTATACAACCTTCCTGCAACTGAAGAAGATATATCATTTCAATTTAGTATAAAAAGAGTACGATAAATGGCTAAAAACATAAACATATCAGATTTAAGTTTTGATGGAATAAAAGACAATATCAAAAAATACATGGAGAACGATAAAGTTTTCAAAGATTATAACTTTGATGGTTCTGCATTGTCTAGCATACTCGACATACTATCATATAATACCTATTATAACTCATATTATATGAATATGATTGCAAACGAAAGTTTTTTAGACACAGCAAGAATTCGTGAGAATGTTGTATCCAAGGCAAAGTTGTTGGGCTATACTCCACGTTCTAATAAGTCTGCAACCGCATTAGTTGCAGTAACATTTAAGATTATTAGAAAGAATAGGCCAGAAAGAGATTATCAATATAACATATTAAGAATCGATAGACAACTTGCATTCTCTACTTCTATTGATAACGAATCTTTTGTTTTTGTTCCGAAGGTTTCTAGAACGATTACAAGGTCACGTTCTGCAGAAGAAAATGGGTCAAGAGCTCACTACTATACTATAAATGATTTAGAATTATTTCAAGGCCAACAAGTAGAAGAAAAGTTTGTTGTTGATATTAATAATCCAAATCAAAAATTTATTTTATCAAACGAAAATGTAGATACCAATAATATTCAAGTTCTAGTACAGGCAAGTGCTGATGATGATGTTGTTACTGAATTTCAATTAGCAACTGATACTACACCCCTTTCTGATATTTCGAAAACATATTTTCTTCAAGAATCTAAAGATATGAAATATGAAATATTTTTTGGTGATGGTGTTCTTGGGGATGAAGTGGAAAATGGAAATATAATTACTATTCGTTATATTACAACAAAGGGCGCCAATGGAAATGGTATTACTGGAAGACTTACTGCGATTGCATTACCTAAAGGCGTAATCGTTGATACTGAAAATGTTCAGATTATTGGTGAGAGTTATGGTGGTGCTGACAGAGAAGATATTGAGTCTATTAAGTTCTTTGCACCAAGGACATTTGAAAGTCAGAACAGAGCAGTTACCGCTAGAGACTATAAGGCGATTGTTCCACAAATTTATCCAGAGGTAGACACAATGAATGTTTGGGGCGGGGAAGACAACGACCCTCCTGCATATGGTTCTGTATTTATGTCTATTAAACCGAATACTGGACTAATTCTTTCCACTCAAGAAAAACAGTATATTTTAAATCAGTTAAAAAGTAATTATTCGGTTCTTACTCTTTCGCCTCAAATTATCGACCCTGATTATTTGAAATTGAAGATAACCACAAATGTAAAGTATAATGATGAGGCGACTTTATTAGATGAGTCATCTTTGAAAGAATCTGTAAGACAAAATATCATTTCTTATAATAATGAGTTTTTAACCGAATTTAATAGTTATTTTAGATATTCACAGTTTTTGTCTGCCATTGATAAAACCGATGATGCTGTTACAAATAATATTACAGAAATTTTGATGATTAATGAAAAAACTCCAGTATATAATGGTGTTGCGTCATACACATTTAATTTTAATAATGCAATACGTCCTAATAGTTTGTATTCTAATGCATTTACTATTTCTGGTTCAAGTGACCCACATTATATTGAAGATGATGGATTGGGCGGATTGAGAATATATACATTAACTCCATTGTTCGCTAGAAAATATAATAATGTTTTGGGTGGAACTATAAACTATGGAACTGGTAAAGTTGTTTTAAATGATATTCTGATTACAGGTATCATTGGTTCAACTGTTTTAGGTTTGGTTGCAGAACCAGAATCTAATGATATATTTCCTGTTCGTAATCAAATTATCTTTATTGATTATGATGAACTTGATATTGTAATGATGCCTGATACAGATGAGTTCAATGAAAATTATGATATCTCTTCTCAAAGAGTAGTTGTTACTAGATCTCTTAGAACAACATATAATACATCACAGGCAAGTATTACAAATGTAATATCTGATACTACAACATAAGAGCAGAAGTTAAATTAAATGGATAGAACTAATTTACAAAATATTGCATCTAGAATAAGAGAACAACTTCCTACTTATTTGAACAGTAGTGAGTATGATAACTTTGTTCGTTTTTTAGAATTATATTATGAATGGTTGGCATTAGATGACAATGTTAGTAATGTTACTGGAAAAATTACTTCCTTAACAGATTTAGATGAAACTTTTGATGTGTTTGTACAAGAGTTTAAATCTGAACTCGCTGGTGCATGGCCAACCATTACTAAGATTAAAACAAATACTCAAATTGCAACTGCGATTTTGCAGGAATTAAATGATGGTGAAAATGCAGAAACATCTATAGATACTACTGCTGACCAAGAATTTTTTACCGATGGCCTTTCTGCAAAATATGTAATGGATTATTTCAATCCGTTTTATTATTTTTCAGATCAAGATGTAGACACGAAAGTTACAAAGGTCAGAGTCTTTATAAATGATGTCAATTTTTCTGGAAGAGTTGGTGAATCTTTAACTGAAATTGTAGAGAATTTAATTCCCCCCAATGATGATCCATCTGCAAGTACTGGTGATTGGGTTGAATTGATTGAAGGGATTGACTATAGACTTTTAGAAAATTCTATAATTTTACAAGACGAAGATAACAATCCGATCATTCATGATAATCGTGATATTATAAAAATCAGATTTTACTTGAGAACTTTTATAAACCCTGTTGCAGACGCAGATAGTGAATCGGCAATCCAAAAATTAGTCGAAGAAAGTGGAAAAGAAAAAACCAGATATACTAATGAAAGAAACTTTTTAAAGTTAATTAATAAGTTCTATAAACAAAAAGGTAGTGAAAGTTCCTACAAATTTTTGTTTAGGGCGTTGTTTAATGAAGATATAGAAATATATTACCCAAAAGAGAACTTGTTAAAACCAAGTTCTAATACTTGGCAAACACTAACAAGTCTTAGGACTGTTCCGTATGAGGGGCCAATTAAGATTAATCAACCACTGTTTATTGAAGGTGTGTCTAGTGGTGCCTCAGCAAGTATTGAATATTTCAATGATTATACTTTAAGTGACTATAAAGTTCGTGAATATGTAATTAGTTCAATCAATGGAGAATTTTCTAGTAAAGAAACTGTAATAATAAAACAAATAGATTCGTCCATTTATGAAGAAAGTTTATATGAGTGTGTCGTAGGATTTGAAATAGAAAATCCTGGCGAAGATATGCCACGAAATTTGACACTGCAAAATAATTTATCTTCAAATGGTAGTGGTTATGGTTTTGCTGCAAAAATCGCACACACTTCTTTCGGCCCAGTTGAAAATATCAAAATTGTTAATAATGGAGATCAGTATATTACTGGCGAAACAATTGAGTTTCAAAATGGCAACACATTGGGTTCATATGCTATTGGTCAAATTAGTTCTATTCAATCCGTTAAAAATAATTTTAGTGTTTCATTTTTTCAAAACCCAGAAAGTTTAGAATATCCAGTCATGTCATTTGATATTGGGCTTTCGGGGTTTGATTTTGGCCCTAGAGCACAAAATCCATCAGTTACGATTGAAAACATAGATTATCTCTATGATGATGTTTTTTATCTATACGATTATGAAGACATCTATAATAGAAAAATTACACATCAGGCCCAAACGTTTTTTGCGGCCGTCAAAGATTATAAGACTGGGGAGTTAAGTTCTACTTATAGAAGTTCTATAACTCCAGTTGAAGAACCACCATTTATAATTACAAATTTAAATGAAGGTGATCCCACAGAATATAGATTAAGAACGGACTTGGAGTTTCAAGTTACATCTGTAAGTGAATTTGGTGGGATTACTGGAGTTGCAATTACAAATAACTTAGCAAGTCCAACTAATGTTTTCCCACAGGTTGCAGATGTAAGAAATCAAACCGCAACCTATCATCAAGGTAGAGGTGTGGGTGCGTTGTTTGATGTTGCATATCTTGATAATGTAATAACTTCTGTTACTTTAGGAAGTCAAGAAAGATCTAAACATTATGTTCCTGGCGATTTTATTAAAATTGACGGTGAACAATTTTATAATGGTGTATCTGGTGTTCACGATATCTTTATAAAAGTATTAACAGTCACAGGTGGCGCAGCCTACTTAAATCTAGACGCATCTTCATACACTACAACCTCTAGAATTGGTTCTGGTGCCGTGTGGGATATTGATACAGACGAACCAACTTATCCGCAAAATCTTTCTGTTCTTTTGAGTGATGCAAACGCTCAAGGAAATTTATCACCAACCACGAATTATATTGTCGGTGATAAATTTACAATTTTGGGTTCTGTTGTAGGTGGTACTGACGGAGAGAATGACATAACAATTACCGTTACACAAGTCAACGATGAAGGACGAATTGAAGATTTTGAAGTTTTTGCTAATCCAATAGGTGGACATATATCAACATTTGAAGTTTTAAATCCAACAACTCCGATGCCAGATGGATATTCATATTACTACGCACCACAATATATCGCTTCTACTCAAAATGGCGGAACTTCTGGAACAGGTGCAATATTTAATTTCATTAGAAGAGATGGGACAACATATTATGTAACAAATCCTGCATCAAGATTTAATGGAATTAACTATTCCGCTGGCGATTCAATTACAATAATTGGTAGTGAATTGGGGGGTGTTGATGGAATTAACGATCTAGTTTTTGATGTAATTAAGATTGACGACAATGGTGGTATATTGCAGATTGGAAATATTAGTGGAACTGCTATTAATTCATCGCCAGAAAATCTAAACAAGAATGATAATTTAGTTAGTGTTATGTCTAATGGTTATGGTGCAACCTTTGATGTTAATATTAATAACGGAACATATACTGTTACGCCAAATCAACCAGGCGCCAATTATCTTGCAGGACAAAATTTTAAGATTAAAGGTTATAAGTTAGCACACCAATACTTAAAAGAAGGATTTAAAGCAGGACTTGCAAAGGTTGGAGATCACGCATTATACACAGATTATGGATGGTTGAGAAGTGATAACATCGATCTAAAATTTGATGTCGAGTTAACCAACAAAGAACTAACAATCGACTTTTGGTATTTTAGAAAATCTATTTCTATTACAGATATAGATTCGCCCGGCGGCGTTATTTTTGCAATCAACAGTGAAGATGGTGGTACTCAACATTTAACCCTTTGGCAAAATTATGATGGTACAATTGATTTAATTGATTCTTCTGGAAATGTACTTGGTGCAAGATCAGTTCCGTTTGGAGAGTGGAATCATATAGCGGTTTATTTTTCTAACGATGGAACTTCTATCTATTTGAATGGACTATTAGAAAATACAATTCCTGGCGTCAATATGTTAAATTATAGTACAAACTCAAATTTCTATATTGGTGCAAGACAGATTGTAGATGGAAATTCTTTAGTAATTATGAATGATTATACTCTTGGTTTCTTTGGTGCATTCAGAATGACTAAAGGACAAAGATATGTTGCTAATTATGAATCTAATATTACTTTAGAAGGAGATCCTGCAGCAGTCGAGGCGGCATTTGATGATTGGTATAGATTTTCACATTCTGGTGCATCATCATACCAAGCAATCCCCAGCGACTTGTCTGCATGGATTTATAACTCTAGTACAAATAGTATTGAATGTACTGCAAACACAGGTAGTTTTACTGGTTTTATTGGCACAACTCCTGCAACAAACTTAGAATTTGAATCCGTCATGTCAAGTACTTCATCAGATGATGATACACTTGCGCTTATAGTTGGATTTGTGACTAATGGATTACAACCTACAGACGCTGGATATAAAGAATATACTTTAAGTGCGGTCAGAAATATGGGCGGAACTACTCCTAATGTTGGTTGGGGAATAGTATATAATTATCTACAAGATGATCAGATTGTTCTTCAAACATCTAATGTACCGTTTATTTCTGATGGATGGAGTGCAAATGGTGCTACAAAAGTAAAAGTAATAAAAAATGGTGCCAGTGTATATGCAACTACTTCCCAGAATGGGTCAACTTCTTTAGATTCTTCAACTACACTTTATGTTGATTTGAGTACAAACCCAGTCTTAAATAAATTTGAAGGTGCAATTCAGTGGGGTTTTGGCGCACACAGTCAAGATGCTGCGAACTTCTCATTGTTAGATGCATCGGGTTCTTCTACTGGCGTTTTAGTAGAAGATAAGGGAACCCAGAACCCTGTTTCTGGTAATGGAATAAGTCCAGAACATGTCAATCCCATTCCCTTTAAACAAAATATTAGACAATCATCCAGATATCTAGAAAGGGTTAACGCTGTTGGTGATGAAACGGTCGTTGAATTGTTCTATGACGCTAATTCTGCTGTGAGAATATTCAAAGTTACAGATAGTATTATCACACCAGAAAACATTCCAGATGCATTCCCAACAAATCCTATAGAACAATTGATATGGGAATGGGCGGACAATTATTATATCTGGACTGACGGTGCATGGAAAAACTATGTTGAACTTAGTCCATCAGATTATAATGCAACAACAGGTACTGCGATAACCTTTACTAATCCGTTGGTTGCTGGTGATATTATAATGATTAGATATTATGGTGCCTTGTCGGACAAACTTGAATATGTGATATTCAATAGTGAATCTTTAGTAGAACCAAATAAAATCAGATTGAGACGGTGGGTAGATAATCCTCAAACTCTTGATGACACTATGGCGCAATATCAATTGCCTGACGCCCATACACTGACTGTTGAATGGGAAGAAATTCCAAAGTCTGGTATTGAGACTACTAGACTTATTACAGGTGGTGAGGGTTATGTTAGATATCCATATGGAAATGTGGCAAGAGAAACTTTGTCATACACTTCTACTGGTAAAAATGGAGTTTTGCGAGGACTTGGAAAAGATATTGGTAAAATTAATAGACTAGAAATATATTCAAATCCATTTAGAGAAGATTTTGATGGATTTGGAGTTGGATATGACACACCACCAGAAATTGATTTGAGTAGTTATGGTAACGGCCAAGCGTCTATTAAAGTATTAACTGGGCCTCTATGTGTTCGTGAAGGTATTTATGTCAATCAACAAGGATTTATTTCAGATGATAATCGTATTCATGATGGATATCTATGGCAGGATTACTCTTATGTTGTAAAAGTAAACAGATATATTGATGAGTGGAGAAGAATCGTTAAGAAGATTGTTCACCCCGCTGGATTGATGATGTTTGGAGAATTTACTACTCTAACTAAGGCTTCTGTAAGAAAAGGACTTGGAGTTGCATATCGTGAACTCATGTTTGAAATTATTAAAAATGTTAATTTGAGAATGCGTAATATGGATGGTAGTGGGAGTTGGACGTATTCTACTGCACAACAAACTGACATCAATGATTTAAATTCTCATGGTTATTATTTTGTATATGATAATCGTCAACTTAGTATTGACAGTGAAATTGATGGCCTTTATCAGGGTGTAGGAACTGGAGAAATATCTGATGATACAGTTGGTGCAGCAACAGTAGATAGTGGGTCTGGTAGATATGCATTATTAGATGAAAATGGAAATAATGCTTTGCGTTGGTCAGATGTAAAGAAAATTGCAATCAACTACAAAGATGCGTATGGAAAAGATTATGGGCACTATTGGTCATCTAAAATACTTGGTAACACATTTACAATATATGATACATCTGATGAGAGTATGACTAATGATGAATGGATAAATGTAAGGCCTTGGGCAAAGTATGTTGTAGAGAGTGTGGAACTAGACCCTGATTATCTTGACAGAATTGCAGTTTTTGATGTGAAGATTATTCAGTCTTATAGAGAACTTCCTTCTACCGCTCCTCAAAATAGAGTCGAGTTTAGATGGGACAATATTTGGCGTGGAAATGTAAACAGACAACCAAACTATTGGGTTGGTGCTATTGCAGATGGTGCAAATCCAAGAGATGGAAAAATGGTGATAAATATAACAGGTAAGTATATGTTCTATAAAAACTATACTGGCGACCTGCCTACATTGCACACCACATACAGGTCACTAGAAAGGTTTAAGTTTTACTTTACTTCCAGATTTCCTTGGGAAAGGTTGAGACCATTACTATTTAGTCCTCAGAGAGAAATGGATAATTCTCCATATCTGATAAAACGACCAATTGTAAATGGAAATGGATTGACTCATATTCCTGCAAAGGCAGAAGGCCTTGGGATTTGGTATCACTTACCAGTGGATGCAACAGATAATGATTGGATTGCAAATACAGACGGAACAGATCATAATTGGAGAAATACTGTAATTGAAGACATTGTAAGACTTGCAGATAACAAATATCGTGCAGTTTTAGATTCGTTTATTAATATTACACCTGTATTCTTGATAATGAGTGAAGAAGAACCAGATATCCCAACTAGAAAAAGACTGGGCCCTACAAATTTAACAATTGAGAGAATAAAATTTAATGATAGATTACAATCAGGACTTGATTATAACGTAGATAGAATTGACTATGACGAAAATTTATTAGACTTGAATACTTTTATAAAGTATCAGGCAGAACATGTTCACGATAAGTCAAATGTTGCACCAGAATCGTCTATTGTACTGTATAATACGAATCCAACAACAATTGAAGAATTAAATGAACAGATTGTTCTGAAAGACTAAAAAATAAATTATAAATAGTATAAACTTAATGACACTAAAAAGGTAAAAAAATGGCAGCGATTATTACAAACAAATTAAGAATTTTCAATGCAATGGAATTCTTACAATCAATTAACAGATCCGCACCTAATTGGAAACCTAACAATTCCTATGCAGAAGGCGATGTTGTGGTTAACAACCAGAACTCATTTATTGCACTAGGAAATAGTAGTGGCACTTCCACAAGTGGTGTTTCTGCTGGTGATGGGGGGAATGGCCCGACACCAGATACTCTCCAAGATGGTACTGTACAGTGGGCCCATCAAGGACAATCGGTTTACAATATGCTTTATATGGCAATCGGTAAACAAACTCCTTGGTTAAATGATTCAAACCCACCAACACCAGAAGATTCTATTGGTTATTCGTATAGATTTAAATACGATACAATTGCACTTAAGAAAGTCAACTACAATGATATGACTCTTGCAATTCCAAGAATTAACTGGACTTCTGGAAGAGTGTACACTATGTACGAACATGACAACCCAGAAGAAATTATTCCAAATGGATATGTGATTGTTGCATCTGGAAATCAATTTAATGTTTATAAGTGTATTAATAACCAAAAATATGATGCTGCTGCCCAGACGGTGACTACAGTTGCTTCAACAATTCAACCATCGACTACTGGAACTGAAATTGAAGAGACTGCAGATGGTTATAAATGGAAGTTTATGTATGCAATCGACCTTCAAGATTCTCTTAAGTTCTTGACAAAAGATTATATTCCAGTTAAAAATCTTCTAGAAGATCCAGTTGCGCCTGGCACCGCTGCTCAAGTTCAGTGGGACATCAAACAGGCCGCATCTCAACCAAATCCTGGCCAGATTGAACATGTAAAAATTATGCCAAACGAAGAGGGTGGTGCGATTGGTGGAGGAGTGGGTTATCATCCAAACATTCAACAAATAGGATCGGATACATCAACTGGTACTTCGGTTACATTCTTCGGTGTCGATGGTGCGACAGATTATACTGGTTATGATTTAGTAGACCTTGGAAATCAGGAACAGTTTAGAATTACAAACTGGAATATTAATGG